ACGGTGGTGCCCGCTGCGTGGCCGCTGCCAGCACCCATCAGTACCCGGTTCTGCGCAATCTCCTGCCATGTACCGCCAAACAGTGCGGCGGGACTGGTGTAACTGGTGCTCTGGTAGATGCTGCCCACGGGGTAGGCTGCCAAAGCGCTGTCCGCAGAAAGCGTTCCGTCCGCATCGACCGTCAGACCGCTGCCCACCTTCACGCCGCCCAGCACGGTTGCGGTGGCAACGGGAAGCTTTATGTTTTTCAGCGCATCGCCAACAGCCTTTGCGTCGGCTGGAGCGCCCTCGACGCTTAGCGTCTTGTCGGTGCTCACGATGGCCGCAGCTCTGTCCGCTTCAGCTTTAGCAGAAGCGGCAGAGCTTCCCGCGCTCTTTGCGTCTGCGGACGCTGACCGTTCGCTTTGGGCTGCTTCGGCGGCGGAGGTCCGGGCAGCGCTTTCGCTCTCTGCAGCTGCTGCGGCCTTTTTCGTCGCGGTGCTGGCTGCTCCGGTGGCGGTCTGAGCGGCCTGCAGGGCGGCCTGCTGCTGGTCTGTCACTTCCTCGGCGTACTGCTTGACGTACTCCATGCCCTGTGCAATGTCCTCGCGGACTTCCACGCCGCGCTCAGCCTTACGGATTCCCGCAATGGCTTCATCAAAAGTTTTATCCATAAAACACCTCCTGTCTCATTAACCTGACATGTACCCTTTGAGCGATCGACTCAAGTCGTAAGCATCGGACGCTTTGCGTGCACTCAAAGCTTGCAGGTCGCTGATGCTGGAAAACTCAGTGCCAAATGTAAACTCCTTTTTATCCGGCGAATCCAACGGCTCAACAAGCTTGGAGCACAGCAACCAGGTATCTACACCATGCGGTGCAGAGAAAATATGCGTTTGCTTTCCAATTGCAATACGGCTGACATCAATATCAGCGTCTTTCAGATCGACCGCTTTGACTGTCATGCCGTTCAGATAGCGCAGATTTTTGGCAAGTTCTTCCTCTGCCGCATCCAGCAAAGACTGCGGCGTGCTTTCGATGCCTTCAATAAAGATCACTTTTGTGATGATGCCAAAAAGCTTTTGCGCAGCCAGATCGTTTGCGGTTTCTGTAATGGTCTCGCCCCACGAAAAAACAAGCCATGTTATCTTTTTGGCACCTACCGCGATCACCCGCGTGTAGATATCCTCTGCTTTGACGTAGTCGGTCAAATCCAGCAGGTTTGTTCCAAAAGCCACCGTCTGGCTGTTTTTATCGGTGATCGCCTGCAGATAGTCCAGATACCGGCGCGGTTTTCCGTTAGGATCCTCTGCATGGCGCAGCACCAGATATCCGCCGTACTTTTCCACCAGCTCACTCTGCAAGATGTCCCATGTAACGCCGTAGTTTTTTCCATCGCCAAAGCTGTATGTAGGTTCTTTGACATCAAACAAAAAGCGAGAATCAGTCTTGCCGTTGATAGCAAGGCTGTATTTCCCGTTTTGCTCGGTGATCTTAAAGGTCTTGGATTCAGATGCCTGCTCAACGTTATAAATGGAGTACGTGCCAAAATTCTTGTTGCAAGTACCGCAGACGATTTCGGCTTTTTTCACTTCGACCTTTGCAGCGTACGTTTTGCCCTTTACATAGGCTGCAAACAGACGCACGCGGAAATTGTTGCTTCCAATCCGTGAAATAATGCGACCGTTCGCAATGTGCTCTTCATCGATTTCCCAGCTCAGGCAGGAAGCTTTGTTGATCTCTGTTTCCTCATAGAAAATATTCGTCTTTCCATCCACGGGATCTACAATTCCCCAATGGTAAATGTAATCTCCATCATTAGAATCGTAGCTGTAACCCACCTGCACGACTTTGATGCCGTCGATATAGGGCACGATCATGGGAATGTCCATTTGCACATTGCCAGGAGTAAAAGCTTTGTATGCATCTACCATTCCGTTGTGGTTATCGCAGATCCATTCCAAAAATTGCGAAAAGCTCACATTTTTTGCAGCGTATGGCGCAATGCCGCTGTCATTCAGATACGCAAGCTCCCCTTCGCAGTAGATTTTCTGACGCATCAAAAAATCCTGCTCATGGCTCATAGGACGGCCCTGCCAGATGGAAACGCCGTCCTGTTCCACCTCTACCGTAGTGCGCAGCTTTTGCAGCGCAGAGTGTGCCACATTGCCCAGCGGAATGGTAAACTCAAAAGAGCCAGCTTTACCCACTTCGCGGGTCAGCGTGGGGCTGATGAGCTTTTTCGTGTCGGTAATATCGCTGATATCGTGGATACAGACCCTAGTTTTCCATGTGTCTACATCCGTCTGCACACCAGCATAAACTTTATAGCTCATAGGCTTGCCCCCAGATATTTAATACTAATGCTGCAGTCTGCCGATGCAGCGAAAACGAGGGTGCCCACTACACCATCCGGCATAGTAAGCCCCTCGATATACTGCCAGTCGGTGGACTTGGCCAGAATGCCCACCTCAAAGCCATTGAGAGACACCGCGATGTTTGCGGCGGTCTCGCTGCGCTGGAAGTAGATGCCGGCCGCACGCGGTGCACCGGTGATGGACACCTCTTTGTCCTCGCCCGCCTTGAGCGGGATATTCGTGTAGTTGCGCACGATGTCCGTTTCAAAGTTGAAGTCATCCCACAGCCAGTCGTTGGTGCCGTCGTAGACGCTGCGCTTGAAGGGGTTGCAGGTGCCGGTGATGGTAAAGGCGCTGGAAAGCCGGTCGCGGGATGGTGTGACTTTCCAAAGCCCTTCCCAGTACCACGCCGGGTCTTCATCAAAACGGCACTGCAACCACTTGCCATGAATGGCATTGGCAATGGTGCTTTCGATGCTGGGCCACTTGCTTTTTGGCGCGTTGCACAGCAGTTCCATGGTGATGGTGCGCTTTTTATAGTGCACCTTGCCATCGTCCCATGTGGTCAGGTTCAGCAGCGAATCGGATCCGGTGACCTGCACAAGGTATTCTTCCGGTTCTGCCGCGCCGATTTTAGGGCTGCCTACCTTGAGGTACAGCCCCCAATCTGTCAGGGTGTGAAAATTGCCGATTTTTGCCCCCAGAAGCTTTGCCATTACACACCCCTCGCTTTCCGTTCCACTGTCACGCCGATGCGTGCATCTACGTTGGTCGCCATGCGGGTCGACAGCACGCCCACCAGCTCGCCGGAATCCATGACCACCTGACCCTTGCCGATGTCGGGCAGATGCTCGTCCAGCATCCCCTCGATGCGTTCCAGAATGCTGGTCTGCCGGTCAACAATGGACTGCTGGCCGGTAACGCGGTACTGCAGGGCCGCACGGGTGGAGAAGGTGCCAAGACTGTCATACACGCCGGTCTTGTCAAAGGGACTCTGGTAGTGGCTGACAGGCTTCTGATTATTCTTCTTGTCCATCCACATGGCAAGGCCAATGCCGCCAGCGACAGCGCCCACGCCCAGGATCAGGGCAAGAATAGGATTTGCTGCAACGAAAGATACGATAGTGCCCAGCGCAGACGTGATGCCACCAACCATGCCGGAAAAACTCTGCACGATGCTGCCCAGAGCGCCTCCCACGCCGCCGGACTTTGCAAGACCGTCGATGATCTCACCAAAAGCCTTGACCGAATTGGTCACACCGTCGATATCGGATTTTACCCCGCCGTCAGAAAAAAGCTTCTGGAAGATATCAAATGCCTTTCCGATGCCACCGCTGAAGTAGCCCTCATTGACCGCGGTCAGTGCGTCCGTAAGCCACTTAGAGATCACGTCACGCTGCCCCTGCGACACCTCGCCCCAGATCAGATTGACAAAATCCAGCCCAAGACCTGCCCAGTCGCCGTTTTTGGCATCACTAAAGGCGCTTTTTACCAGCCCGAAAATGCCCTTATCCAGCTGGCCGGAAGCCTCGCTCAGCTGCTGGTCAATGCGGTTCTGGGTGCCCTTCACGCTCTTGTCGATGAGAGTAGAGGTCTCCGTCACCTTGTCTTGAACGCCGTCGATGTAGGTGATGATCTTCTCGTAGGTCTCCGCGCCGTTCTCGCCGATGCGCTGGCCAGTCTCTGTGACGGTCTTCTTGATATGCTCGCTGTCGTCCGCGTACTTTTCCACCGCCTGCTGCACCTTTGTGGTGATGCCATCAACGGTGGTTTCAGAAATGTTGGTAAAGGTGCCCAGCAGCGTTTTTGACATGTCATCATAGGTCTTTGTGACCTTTGTGACCGTGCCGTTGACTTTGGTCTCGACCTGCTTAAAGGTCGTGGCAACACCGTTCACCATCTCTTTTCCGGTCGTGGTGGTGGTCTCGGTGATGCGGTCTTTGATCTTGCCGGAGCTGTCCTTGACCTTCTCGGTAAGAGTCTGGATGCTGGTGGACACAGCGCCCAGCGCATTTTGTGCGGTGGTGGTAGCCGTGCTGGAGATGGACGAAATAACCGTTTCGGTGGTGGACTTGGAGCCGGAAGAGCCGGATCTTCTCCTAGTTGAAGAACCAGACGGGCTGGTTGTAATGGAGCTGCCGCCGTTGCCGCTGGCTGCCGCCAGCTCCGCCTGACGTTCAGACCAGCTTTTGTTGCTGATGCCAACGCCATTCAGAGCATTTTGCCGTAAACGGTTTTTGTTGCTCTTCCGGTTATTTGCATCCGCGTACTCTTCGTAGGTATCAAAGTCAGCCGTGGCAGCTTTTCCGAGAAAACGGTTGAGCTTGTAGCTCAGCTGATCCAGCCATGTGGTGGCTTTGCTCGCGAAGTCCTTGAGAGTGTTTTTTGCCGTGTTGATAGGCTCCGTCAGGCCGGTGATCGCGCCTGCGAGACCAATCCAGCCGTCCGTTTTGTAAGCTTCCTGTGCTGCGACGAGCATATCGTTCAGATTGCCGATTACAACGCCGAAGCCGCTGGATAAATCGCCGGTCAGCAATCCGGCCAGCTGGCTCACGTTATCTTTCAACGTGGATACCCGGCCATTCATGGTCTGGCTCTGGGTGTCCATGCTGTTGTAGTAACGCCCGCCCTCTTCAGATGCGGCCTGCAAAGCCTGCGTCAGCAGATCATAACTGATGGTCATTTTCTGCACTTCGGCGGTGGACTTGCCTGTGTAGTCGGCCAGAATGCCATACACGTCGATGCCGGCATAAGCAAACTGCTTGATATCGGCCGCTGTAGCCTTGCCGGTGTTGGCGATCTGCTGCAGGTTCTGCGCCATGCGGTTCAGCTCGTCGTTGCCGCCGCCGGTCGCAGATACCGCGTCGCCCAGCGCCATGATGGTATTGCGGGCATAGGAAGCGTTCTCGCCTGCAGAGATCAAGTATTGGTTTGCCTTTGTCAGGGACTCGACATCAAACGGGGTTTTTGCCGCGTCTTCCTGGATCTGGCTCATGACCTGCTGCGCCGCTTCCGCGCTGCCCAGCATATTGGTAAAGCCGGTGGTGTATTTCTCGATCTGGGCGTTGTACTCGATGCCGGAAGAGATGAACCCCTCTGCGGCACTGAGTGCAGCAGAGCCGAGCTTCGAGAAAATGCCCGCCATGACCGTGCCTTGTGCAATAGCACCGGCCAGAGACTTGCCGGACGCTTTATCCGTGGAGCTGGCAAAGCCATCCATGCCGTTGTTTGCGGCTTTCAGCGCGGTCGTGGTTGCCCTGAGCTGCGCTTCTGCCTGTGCTAACATGGTCTTGAGATTTTTTGTCTCAGAGGACGCTTTGCCAGTCTTGCCCACCGACTCGTTGTAACGTCTGGTCAGCTCCACTACGGCCTTTGCGGCCTTGCTGTACTCTCCTGACAGCGAAGAAACGGTTTTTTTCGTTTCGGATTGCACATTCTGGATGCCCTGCCGGTAGGCGCTGTCGTCCAGCCCGAGGGTGGCGCTCAATTCAAAAAGTTTCAGGTTTCATCACCCCCTCCGCATAGCTCTTCAAGAGCCTTGCTGTTTTCTTCTGTGATCTCTGCCTCAGACCGCTTGTCAATCTGCTTTACATAAAGCGGGAATGTATACGAAGCAACGTAGGAATAAAGAGCGTTAGCTCCCGCAAGACCGCCAACGGCATCTGCTACGCAATCGCGGTAAAATTGAACTTCATCGTGGTTTCTGATTTCTTTTTTGATGTGGTCGAGGATATAGGACTTGCCGAAAAGTTCCAGCAAATCCAGACGAATGGTCGAGACCATCCGTTTATATCCTTCCACGCCGATCACATCAAGGATCTCAAAAAAGCCATGAAATCGTCATCAGACAGCGCGCGGGACATCGCTGCAACGAGCTTTCTGGTGGGCGGAAGCTCTTCACCCTTATCCAGCACCACAAAGAGCGGCAGGACCTTTTCGGTCATGTCTGCGTGCTCTTCGTAGATCATGCGCATCATTTCTTCCGCATTTTTCGCGCCCTGTTCTGCAATCTTCTTGGCCTTCTCCTCCGGGGTTTCGTTGCCAGTCAGCGGCGCAAGCTGAGTTGCTGCCGCCACCGCGCCCGTGTCAACGAGGCACTGCTTGTATGCCTTTGCCAGCTTATAAGTTTTTGCAAGGTACTCCTTGCCTTCCAGATCAATGATTTCCTTCATGTCTTTCCTCCTTACATCAGGACGCGGCCTTTGTGATAGAGTAGAACTCCATCGGGGCCTGTTCAGGGTTCTCGAGGTCTGCAAAAGCGGTCAGCGTGATCTGCATCGAGCCGCCGCCGCGATGCTCAGATTTCAGGCTCAGGCCGCCGGTGGACATGGCATTATAGAGCTTGACCGCGATAAAGCCGCCGCCGATCATGGGGCCGACCCACCAAATGGGCTTGAAATCCGTCAAAGCGGTTTTCAGGCGTGCAACCACGTGGGTGGGGTCTTCCGGGTCGATGTCCGCAGTGCCAATAGCGAGCTGGATGCTCTTAGGGTCTGCGTTGGGAGTCGTGTAAGAGATGTTTGCGGTGGTTCCGGTGACTTCCACGCCCTGCTTTGTATTTGTGGGGGCGTTGTCGATTTCGGAAAGAGTATCCTCGGTGGAGTTCTGATAGGTGATAGTTACGCCGCCCTGTGTGGCGTGAATGACGTTTGTTTCATCGATTTTCGGGGTCTCAAGCGAGAAATCGGACAAAATGTTGCCCGAGCCCTTGGGGATGCTCTTGAAAGCCTCCGCTGTCAAAACGTTGACGTTAAACTTCTTTGCTAAAGTTTCAGCCATATTGCTCCTTTACTCACGGTATAAGCCGTGTAAGTTCAAAAATAAGGTATTCGCACAGATACCCTTCAGGCGGGTTGTTGAGTGGCTGCGCCCAATCTTTATCGTCTTTGTCCAAAAGAATAGCGCCGCCCTCGCATTTGATAGTCAAACCACCTCTTGGGAGGGCCGCGCTGATCGTATCTTCGGTTTGCAGGATGGGGGCCCTGCCGCCCTTGCTTGGGTACCACAGCCGGGCATGAAAGGATGCCGTTTCGTTCCACCCACCGGGGATAGTGGGCTTGTAGGTTAGATAGGGCAGTGAAGCGGCAGGAGGAATGTTATCTTCCAGATAGCCCGGGATGCCAAAGCCGTTGAAAAACGTGTTCAGCGCCCGGTTGATGCTCTCAGACGGCCCCATTACGGCAGCACCGCCTTTTTGCACTTGACGGCCCGCAGCCCCATGCCGGATTCCGGCGGGGCTTTGCTTTCGTCTGCTGTGCTGGTGATCTGGAAGGTCTGCCCGTCGCTCACCCGCTTGATGTAGTCCGGGAAGGCCAGCGGAACGCCGGTGTTGACCAGCAGGGTATAGGTGGATGCCGTGTCGGCCTGCTCTGCCACCTGAGCTTCCACGGTGGTGTCGTGACGCTCCACGGCCTCAAACTCCGGGCCGTCCTTCCAGCCGGACACAAAGCCGCCCACGCCGTCCGGCTCATAGCTGCGGGTCTGAAAACGGTATTTTTGGGTAAAGCTCTGCATCACGGTGGATGCAGTGAACGGATTGACCATGTCACATCTTCCTCCAATGATTGATCTCGGATTTATAGCGGGTCTTGCCGTCTGCAGGCAGGCCGTCCGCGCCTGTAGCCATCGTGCCGGACCACCCGGCAAAAGACTGGGACACATACACGCCGCCGGACGGGAGCGCCTTGTCGTATGCGTCAATCTTTTCAGCCAGCGCCACGAAGTCAGGCGGCACGCGCATGGGCTGTACCGTCCCGGTGAAGGTCTCGGCGGTCAAATCGCCGTCCCCGGCCTTGTGCACGCCGTCGTTGAAGATGGATCCGCACACAAGGAAATACTGCCCCGGCACTACCCCGGCGGGCACGGTATCCGGCTCAAAAGCAAACTCCCCGGCAACGGGGTCGTCCGCCCGGTCAAAAAAATTGTGCGTGTAAACGCACAGCTCTGGGACGGTCATGCAAAGTCACCTCTTATTCTCGCCCGGTGGATTCAGAGGCGGCCACAGCGGGCTCGGTGTTGGACGTGCCGACGGTCACGACTGCGATGCCGTCCAGATACTCTGCCCACAGCTTCATGCCCATGATGGCATAGTTGGTAGTGGTGGCGTTCTTGTAGTTGTACTCGGTATGGTAGCCCAGCAGGTTGGTCTCACCGGAGACGGTGTAGTTTGCGCCCATGGTGGCATAGTCCCGGTCTGCGGGATCCACGTAGTACAGGTCGATGTTCTCCACGGGAATGGCAATCACCTTCTTCTGCTCGATGTAAGCATCGGGTAGGAGGAAGAGGGTGCTGTAGCCGAGGAAGTTCTTGACGTAGTTCAGGCCGAACTCGGTCTGAACGGTGATCTCCTTGTCGCCCAGGTAGTCGTAAAAGTCCATGATGTTGGCAAAGCCCACGACCTCGGTCACGTCCAGGTTGTCGTTGGCAAATCGCTTCAGGACTGCGCCCTTTGCGATAGCCAGAGCACGCTGCCAGGTCTTCTGGGTGCCCACCAGCTTGCCGGTCTTTAGGAAGGTGTAAAAGTCGGTCAGGACCTTCTTCTGCAGCTCATTGCGGAAAGCAGTATCAGTGCGCTCCACGGCCACAGTTGCGCCGTACTTGGTGACGGCTTCGATAGAAACGGCCTTTGCCCACTTGCCGAGCTCGATGTCGTCATAGGCCACAGGCTCGACCTTGGTCTTGGTCAGAGGGATGTCTTCACCCTCGCCCACGGCGGTGCCGCCCTGCAGGCCACCGTCAACGGTTGCCTTGTAGGAGACCAGCTTGGTGCCGGGTGCCTTGCGGATGGGGCGCATGATGCCCAGAATGGTGCGCAGAGCGTCCCAGTTCTTCTGGAACTGGGTAACAAAATCCACCTCGTGAATAGAGGTAGTGATCTGGGAAGCAGTGGTAAGATTTTCGGGTGCTGCCATGTGTTACTCCTTTGCTGCAAGCCCGAACGCTTCAGGGTTGGCCGCAATGGCCGCCTGCCGTTCGCTTGCGTCTTTGATGTTGATGATCTGTTCTTTGGTCATTTTGGAGCCGGTGTTGGTGGGCGGGGTGTCCACCTTCGCGCCGGTGGTGGTCGTAGTGCCTACGAAGTCGCTCCAATCAGCTTTCAGACTGTCAGCGTGCTTCTTGGCGTCCTTGACCTCTCCCTTATCGTCCAGCTCCAGCTTGTCGATATCCTCGCCAGACAGCCGCACGACCCGATCAGCATACTTGTCCAGCACCCCGGCGGACTTCAGCAGCTCCCGGAACTTGGCTTCCTTGGCTGCGTGGGCGTCCTTCTGAGTCTGCTGGGCCTTGTAGTCGGTCAGCGCCTTTTCAGCGGCTTGCTTGCCGCTGGTGGCTGCATCGCGGTCCTTCTCGGCCTGTGTGCGGGCTGTTTTTTCTGCATCCAGCTGGTCTTTGAGTTCGTCTGTCTCCTTGTGCAGGGCGTCCAGAATGGCTTTTGCCTTGTCATCGTTGGAGGTTTCGGGGTTCTCCAGAATCGTGCGGATGTCAGCTCTTTTGAGTGCCATGTGATAGTCCTTTCCGCCCTTGCTCGGGCTGCCATGCTTGGCAATAAGGTTTAATTTGCCGGACGTGCTGCCGGTGTGGTGCCGCCTGTGGGGCTTGAACCCACGGCCCCCGGATTAAAAGTCCGGTGCTCTGCCAGACTGAGCTAAAACGGCATAAAAAAGCGGCTGACGCTGTGCGCCAACCGCTGAGTATTTAGTTTTAGAGCGAAAATTCACAGTCAGTGTCTGTCGGATGGTACTGCGCTTCGGCCGGGACATAGGCCAAAACAGAAATTTTGGCTTTACCCTCTCCGTATGTGTTATCACACATCTCCTGAAGCGCTTTGCGTGCCTGAGCACCAGCCGCAAACAACTCTTTGACTTTTGCAGCCTTGGGCTTGTTCTTTTCCTTCACCTCAAGCATCTGCATTTTGAGTTTTTCAATTTTTTCGGCAGACTTATGATAAAGACTTTCTGCGTTTGCCTGCATTTTCACAGCAGCTTCAAGCTGCGCGCTCAAGCTTTCAAGCTCTGTCATCCTTATACCTCCTTGTTTCCTTCTTCCACTGCGATTTCTCGCAGCTCGTCAATGTGTTCTTCCACCGCCGGGCGGAGGAACGGACGGGGGGCCATGCCCCGTGTAAAGTGCCATTTGCCGTTGAAGTCCTTCCAGACCCACGGCGTTTTGCGTCCGTTGCCCTTCTCGGCAAAGATGCCCGTTCCCAGCTCCACATAGACGCTGTAAAACAGGTTGCTGCCGATGGTCACGGTCTTTTTTGCGAGGTCGAGTGCAAAAGTCAGGCTCTGCTTGAGCGCACCGCCCACATAGCCCTCAATGCCCGTACTGTCTGCCGTGCCTGTGGGCACAAGCAGCTGGGCATAGTCTTGCATCTTCATGCCCCAGATGGTCAGCACCCGCTCTGCCCACGAGTCCAGTGCCTCATGCAGCTGCGGGGTGCTGTCGGTGAATTTGATGTCGTAGTTAAAGTTCACGGCTTATCCCTCGGTTCTCGCTTTTTCTTTAAGATGCGACCGCACTCAGGGCAAAAATTCAGCTGTCCGGCACGATGCGTTATCGTACCGCACACGCCTGCGCCTTTCCTGTGCGTTTTTGTGATAAGACTGACTTGAAACGTGGTGTAAAGGCCGTTCTCTCCTTTGGGGGAATTTTCCTTCCACCACGCAAGCCTCTCGCAAAATTTGCAAGGCTTCTTCTCATCCATGCTTTGCAGCCTCCTTTCTGCGTTTTCGCTCTTCTGCCCACCACATTTGCTCTTTTTCCTTTCCGCCCTTGGATTTATACCACTCGGTGTAATCCATGACGGGGGTTGTCTCTTTGGTCACATTGTCCCGCTGCATGGCGTTCTGCCGGGGATACTTGACCAGCGCAGAGGACAACACGCAGCGGCAGTGGTAGACCATCTCCGGCGCTGCGTTGGGGTCGCCTGGCCGCTGAATCTCGTAACCCATGACCTTGAAAGGCTCGTCAAGCTCTGCCGTCTGCTGGTCAAGCAGGCGGTGCATCTCACGGGTGTGGTAGTCGTGGGCGGAGTTCCACCGCTTTTTGACCTCGATGCCCAAAGCTTGAGCGTTGCGCATCTGCTGCAAAGCCCCGGCGTTCTGGGCGCTGGTAAGGGCTGTGATGGCGTTGTTCATCGCCCAGTGAATCTCTGTATCAGCCATGCCGTTTACGGCCTGCACGGCGATGTCGTGGACGCTCTTGCCCTGCACGATGCCCTGCATGACGTAGCGATTGAACACCCGGGCATCATAGGTGCGGTTGCTCTCGCTCTTGATGCGCTTGTTGGGTACCATGCGGGGGTTCTCCTTCAGCAGGAGCTTGACCGCCTCGGTGTTGTACAGGGTCAGCCCAAACGTCACGCCTGCGGCCTGTTCCAACTCGTAGAACGTCCAGTTTGCGCCAAAGGAAAAGATATTGTATTGCTCGTCCCGAGCCAGCTTGTAGGCCGTCTGCTGGGCTGTGGTGCAGGTCTTGGTGATGTTGTCCAGCTTGGCGTGCATCAAATCGGACTGAAAGACCTGATTTTGCAGCCATATGCGGTAGTCATCCTCGGTAATCTCGCCTGCATTCAGCTGCGCCCGCTTGCGCTCGTCCAGCGCTTTGTACTTGGCTAAAAACTCAGTCAGCTGTTCCTGCATCTCCCGGCGGGCAGTGCCGTACACCCGGAGGATGCGGCGGCGCAGGCGGTTCAGCTGGCGGGTAGAGATGCGGTCACGGTCAGTCATAAGTGCATCACAAGCTTTGCAACGTTAATGACAAACGAGCTTACTCCGCAGCCGAAGAAAAAGCCAAAAACTGCGGCGCAAATATCACGCTTCATCTGTTCCATCTTCATCCTCCTCCTAGTTCACGGTCTCCCGTGTTGCGCTCTCAGCCATCAGCGCGGCCTTGGCCTGCTCCTTTTGTTCCGGGGTCAGGTTGGGCAGTAGGTCAATGGCCATGTCCTGCCCGATGATGGGTGCCTCAGAAATCACCATGCTGACCTGTTCGGCTGTGTTGGTGATCTTGCTGCGGTTGAATGTCGGCATGGCGTTTTCAAAGCCAGCCAGTGCGCAGATCTGCCGGATGAACGGCTTGACCTGAGCCTCGAAGTCGTCCGCGTTCTGGTTCAGCGGTTCATAGGCTGCATCCAGATGGTCGTTGGTGCTGTCCGCACTGACGCAGTGCACATCCAGACCGCCGAAGTCCTCATACACCCGGGTGTGGAGCAGCTCCAACAGAGCCTGCCGAGCCGTCACAGGAATCTCGGTGGTGTATGGGGTGATCTTTCCGCCCTCGCTGGTGTCTGCGCCTGCAATGTGGTACAGATTCAGTTTGACAAGGAACTCCTGCAGCTCGTCATCGGTCATTCCGTTGAAGTTCTCGCACAGCCAGTAGATCTGCGAAAAGTCTTGCAGGTCATTGCAGAAGCCAGACATCACCAGATCGGTGTTGTCAATGTAGGCTTTCAGCCCCACAAGGGTGCTCTGGTGCAGGTCGGAGCCCCACAGCGGCACAATGGGAAGAGCGCTGTAGTTTTCGCCCTCCACGCTTTCCAGCCCGCCGCCGGGTGTGGTGACGGTCACACTCTTGTACGCCCGCTTTGACGTTGTCTCCTTCATCACATTGCCGATTTTGCTTTCCGTGTACTCGGTAAAGCCGTCCAGCTCGTACAGGATATAGTGCATATCCGTGTCAGGATTCAGCCGCCAGAAGCGCACGCCCGCCTGCAAAAGGCCTGTCTTTTCATCGTACAGGGGAGCAAACTCGGTCAGCTTGAAAACAACCAGATGGTCGTTGTTCCAGAATCCAAAGCTCTCGCCGTGGATCAGGGCGAAATATCCGGCCTTCTGGATCTGCTCGTCAAAGTTCTGCCCCAGCTTGTCCTTGTCCACGCCATCGTCCGCAAAGACCACGCCGTTGCCAAGGGAGTAGGTAGCGCGTTGCTTGTTCAGCCGCCGGAAAAGATTGCTCTTGACCATATCGGGGTGCAGGATGTCCTGCTTGGTGTTTTTGGACAGGCGTTTCAGCATCAAAGCGTAAGCTTGCGCAAAGCGTTCAGCCCCCGGGTTTTTCTGGGCATCGTACAGGTCAGCGTCCAGCGCCATCTTGTACGGTCCGGAAGCGCAGTGCTGCTGCACGAAGCGCCGGATGAAATCAGGCTGTTTCCCGGCGGCTTGCGCCTGCTGAAAGGTCTGGAATGTGTATACAGTGCTCAAAATCAATTCCTCAGTTTTACAAGGCGCTTTGTGCGCACGAAATAGCGGATAGCGTCCATGCAGTGGTCGTTGACCTTCAGCACGGTGTCGTCTTTATCTGGATCCCAAGCGTACACGCCGAACTCTTCCAGCGTGCGCTTGCAGTCTTTGTAGATTTTCAGCCGGCCGGTCTGCAGCATGGTCTGCACGTCCAGAATGCCGCTCAGAACGTCGTTGTTTGCGGGGGTCTGGGTAAAGCCATTCTTGCGCAGTTCCGTAATCAGGGGCAGGGCAGAGGGGTCCACAATGATCCTTTCCGGCTTGAGACCGTTCAGCCATGTCTTGAGGTCTGTGACGTACTCGCCCACCGTCTTTTGCCGCTTCTGTTCGCGGCCGCTGTAGTAGTACTCCCGGGTGACGATCCAGCAGTCTGCATCTGCCTGCTTCTGGAACAGCAGAAAGGTCGTTGCATTCTGGGTGCCGAAGTCGCACCCCACATAGGCGCTCTTTGGAGACAGCGCCGGAAGTACATCAACAACGTGCTTCTTGCGGTCGAACATGTCATAAACAAGACCCTCGGCCACCGTCCACAGGCCCAGAATGAAACGCTGATAGAAAACACCGCTGTACTGGCTGCGGTATCTGGCCTTGATGTCCTCGGAAAGTGACAGGTTGTCGTCCATCGTGAAATGGAGATACATTAACTTGCGGGAACGGCACTTGCGCACCCATTCCAGATAAAACCAGTGCTGTGGGCTGCCTGGGTTGCAGTTGAACCAGAACTTTGACCCAGTGACAGAGCAACGGGCTGTGGCCTGATTGACGAAGCTTTGCGGCATCAGGGCCACCTCGTCGAAGAATACCCCAGCAAGGGTGATGCCCTGGATCAGGTCCTGGCTGCTCTCGTCCTTGCCGCCGAAAAAGTAAAACTCGTTGGTTCTGCCGCCCTTGCTGACGGTCATGCAGTTTTCTGCCCGATGCTCCTTGACGTTGTAACCACGGGCTGCAAGCTGCTGCTTGAGCGTCCCCAGCACATTGCGCCGGAAGCTGGCAATGGTCTTGCCACACATGGCAAACTGCTGCCCGCTGTAGCAGGTCATAGCCCACTGGACAAAAGAAAAGCTCATGGCAAATGTCTTGCCTGAGCGGATAGCGCCATCTGCAATAATGCCGTTGTAGCCGCTGTATGCGCTCTGCGGTGTCCACCAGCTCAAGAC